CGTTTTCGTATTCATGATAATTCAGCAACAGAGCCTCTCCAACAGACAAGCCGGAAATGATGTCCTGTCTGCTTGTTCCGTCATCATTATCAAATGACACTCCGACAACTCTCGTTGTCATGCTTTTCAAAAGTTCACTCATGAAAACACCTCCATTCTACAAGTGAATAACGCATACTGTACTCTTTTCATTGTGAAAGGAGGTGGACAGGATGCAAATTCGTTTGTGGGAAATGAGAACCGCAAAAGGTCTCACATTGATGGAGTTGGCGAAGAAATCCGGAATCGGAAAATCGACGCTCAACAACATCGAAAACGGTAAGGTGTCACCGACATTGTTTCAACTTGAGACGATAGCGATTGCACTGGAGGTCAGAATCACAGACCTGTTTGAATCCGAGTACAAATAAAATTATTATAGCATGATGTGACGAATGGTCGTCCGTTCGGAGAGATATTTCCACAATTATGGAAATGATGTCCGATTTTTCCACAATCATGGAAAAATGTGCTATTCTGTACTACGGAAAGGGGTGGTGTTCCCTTGCATTACAAAGAGACTATCATTGAGTTAGTCGGTAAGATACAAAGCGAAAAAGTCCTCAAGAGGATATATAAATTCGTTTTATATCTGTACACCCACGAGACTGGCAGTTGAAAAAGACTGTCAGTCTTTTTTGTTTTCTGTTCTTAAAGAAATGTAATAATCAACAAGTCTGTCAAATGCCTCAATGTCATCATCCGAGGCATACAAGAGCATTTTTATCATATTTTTTCGGGTCTCATTTTCACCCGCCATGATGCGGTCGATTCTTTCAAAAAAGTCATCGTCGGTCTCGACGAACATTTCTCCCTCTCCAGTGGTCAGCCACATATAATCAACACTAAACTCTCGACAAATGGATTTTGTCATCTGTTCAGTGAGACTACGTTCACCCTTTTCAAGACGAGAAATTGCAGTTTTGGTCACACCAAGTTTTTCACCGAATTTTTCAAGGGTAAGACCGAGCGAATTTCGCACATCTTTGATGCGTTCACCCTGCGTCATATCGAATCACCTCCTTTGTTTTGCATAAAGCATAACACGGTAACTGACAAAAATCAATAAAAAAGTAACCATAGGCAACAAAAAAGTATTGACAAGGTGGACGCAGGTCACTATAATGTAACCAAAGGCAACAGAAAGCAGGAAAGAACGGGTGAAGCGATAGGGCTACACGCAAGTGACATGGTGGTCAGGCTGCCGGATAGCAGATAGAGCGTGTGAAGAATAAACATGACCCGTCAAAGTAGTTGAAGAAAACAGGAACGGTAGGGCAAGAAAGCACAGTGTACCGCACTATTTGAAGAAAGCGGACAGGCTGAACCAATCAGCACTTTACCCCTATTCCAAGAAACCGTTAAGTGGAAGAATCAACCGAGCGAGAGGACACAGCACTGTTGCCCTTTTACAAGAATAGGAGGAATGGAAATGGAAAAAGAAAGATACTTGAAATATGTGGAAATCTGCGAGAGAGCAGAAAGAATGAAAATTGATACAGGTGATCGCATGGGAGCACTAATGGACATCGAGAGTGCAGACAAGAAATTCAACATGAGACTGGATGACTGGTTGCAAGCAGATGATTTCAATTTCGCACATGACTATTGTGGTATTCAAAACAATATAAAACGAGGAGAGTTTCCGGCAACGGATTTCGGATTTTTTCTCCCAAGATTCGCAGGTACACACTAAAAGCCGAAACGGGGCAGCAGTCACCCCGTCAGCGTCCGGATGGCGACCGACGCTCTGACGATGGCAAGCCGAAAGACAGCGTCGGAATACCGTGAGAAACATGGCAGCGGGTGAACTTGCTAAAAGGTTCATAGTTGGATGACAGGTTTTCGGTGACTTTTTAAGGCGAAAAGACACAACACGGTAAATTCAGCCGGAACAGAGGCGAGGTCATGAACAGACCGAGAGAGCCTCCACAGGAGGAAACAGGATGCAGGAAATGAAATATTTCAACGAGGGAAATGATTGCGACATCTGCAAAAACCAACTCATGACAGGACGAGACGGAACGGTCGAGGATTGCAGGAGGAGACAGAACGGGTTGTCATGCAGATTCGAGGAGCGTGACATTCGGACATGTCCGGTGTGCGAACACGAGGTTGATCGTGAGGAAATGCATTTCACAAAGGATTGTCATGGAATCCCGTTCAGACTGGTGTGTGACAGATGCTATCAGAGAATCATGTCAAAGGGATTCCTGCAAACGGGTATCTCATGCAGACAGACATGAAACTGCTGCTCAAGCAGGAGGCAAATCAAGTCACGAGGCTGCGGGATGCACTGGAGGAAATATCCGAGGCATACGACTATTGCATTTGTGATTGCGGTCGTCTGCTTGATATGGTGGTCATCAACATTCTACTGGCAGCAGAAGGTGGCGATGGGAACAGCAAAGACCATCGGGGCAAAAGCAGACAAGAAAAACCTCGTGAAAGCGTTCGTCAATATCGTCAAGTGCGGATTCTTAAAGAGAGAACCGGACGAGGGAGATGTCAAGGTGTACAAGGATGCGTTAAGCACAGACACCACAAAGGGAGACGATGATGAAATGGGAATCGGTGTCACCGTTCCGGAGGACATCAGAACAGACATCATCGAGTTAAGACGTTCAGAGGACAATCTGGAGCAGTATGTCAATGTGGAGGGAGTGACCACAAAGAGCGGTTCTCGAAACATTGAGGTCGATGCAGATTCCACTCCGTTCGACAATGTGGACGAGGAGGCGGATTTCCCCGACATGGATGAGCCGAAGTTCAAAAAGATTGTGTATGCAATCAAGAAAAAAGGTGGCATCTTAAAAATCACCGCAGAACTGTTTGAGGACACCGCAGCCAATGTCATGGCATACATCAACAAATGGATTGCCAAGAAAACAAAGGCGACAAGAAATGCGATGATTCTCAAGGTTGCGGACGAGATGACAAAGGGAAAAGAGGTTGTGATTTCCACAATCGACAGCCTCAAGGACGTGTTCAACGTGGGTCTCGACCCTGCTATCACAACCGGAGCAATGGTCATCGCAAATCAGAACGGGTACAACTACCTCGACAAGTTAAAGGATAAGGATGGAAAGTACATTTTGCAGCCGAATCCTACACAGCCGACACAGATGATGTTGTTCGGTAAATATCCGATTGTCAAGGTGTCAAACAGGACTGTGAAATCTGAACCTGTGTACTCACCTGCGTTCACAATCTCCGGCAGCAAATTAGCAATCGACGGAACAACCACAGCAATCGACGCATCCGCAACGTCCGACGTGACAGCATGGAAAGTCGTGAAAGGAAAGTATGTTGTAACTTGCAAAGGACAGGAGCAGGAAACGACAGTCGATGCAAAGGTGTCCGCATACAAGCATCCCGTGTATATGGGCGACTTAAAAGAGGCTATCACATTATTTGACAGAAATGTCATCACCATCGACATGAACGACAAGGCAGCAGGTTTGTGGGAGAAAGACATGACCGGAATCAAGGTTCGTGACCGTTTTGACGTGCAGCCTGTTGATGATGGAGCAATCATCAAAGGCAACATCACGGAAGTTGTGCAGGGATAAGAAATGCAGCAGGGCGGGAACACCCGCCCTGTGATTGAAAGCAGGTGAATGAAATGACGGACGAGGAAAAGAAAGAGTATAGAGACAAACTGGTTGCGAGAGTGATTTCGTTCGAGGCTTTTTCGATGATGGTCGACGAGGCACTTGAGAGAATGAAAAAGATGCTTGAGAGCAACAAAGCGATGCAGACGCTTGTGAGCGGTGAGGCAGGTGAAACGGTTGAAAAGGATATGTGATTTCGCAACCGGAAACATGCAAACAATCATGTTGATATATGCAATCGGTGCGGTCATCGTTTGGGTGGCGGTCAATATTTTCTTTTGGAAACTCTCTTTTGACATCGACAAAGAGATTCGGGAGGAAATGAGAGAGTACGGAGATTGCTATTCCGACACAGACGAGGCGAGGTTCGGAAAAT